AGAGGCAGACAAGCCGTTATCTCCTCGCTTGCAATCCGTAGTGGAGTACTACAAAAAAGAAGGCGCGAGCGCGGATACGCTTAATAAACTAAGGAGCGGGCAGCTTATCGCTAAGCGCAACCCGCAGGGATTCTACCAGCTAATGACACCGAACAAATGAAGTTTATACGCAAGACCAGCTACTACGAGGGCGTAGTCTATGAATGGAATCTGCCAAGCGGTTTTACTTGCCCGTTCGCAGATACGTGCCTCGTCAAGGTAGATCGGCATACCGGTAAGTTTAGAAACAAGAGCAGGGACTATCGTTGCTACTCAGCGATGCAGGAGCGCTTCCCTGCCGTGCGAGATCACCGCTGGTCAAACTTTGATTACCTACTAGAAGGAGGCGTACCGGAGATACCAGCGAAGGCTAAGGCGGTGCGCATACATATGAGCGGAGACTTTTATAGTCAAGACTACTTTGATCTATGGCTAGATATATGCCGCAAGAATCCGGACGTAGAATTTTGGGCGTACACTAAGAGCTTAGAGTACTGGGTAAACCGATTAGATCAGATACCTAGCAATCTCGTTTTAACGGCAAGCAGAGGAGGCAGGCTAGATCACTTAATAGATCAGCACGGCTTAAAGAACGTCGAGATTATTAAGCAGACGGAGCAGGCTAACGGCAGACCGATTGATACGTGCGACGATCAAGCCCGCATACCCAACGTCAATTTTTGTTTACTAGATAACTTCGTAAAACGACCGAACAAATGAACCATACACCAGCAGAGCACGCAGAGATCTTGCGATCGTATATCGAGCAGGGAAAGAGAATAGGAGACTTCAAAAGAGACTACCAGCTAGACGATAAGTACGTCTCAGCGATCGGACTACGGTTTCAGGTCAAGCATAAAGACTACGGGGCGCACCGGAGAGTAACCGAGAAGGACGTGAACAAATGGGCGAGCCTCTACAAGGCTGGCAGATCTATCACCTACATATCCAAGAACTGCGGCTCCTCAACCACTTTGATAGGCGCATACCTTAAAGCGTATGAGATCAAGCAGGGAGATCCGGAGAACGCACATACTTCTAACTGGGTGAATCCAGTGGTGTATAAGCGAGCCGCTATAGAAGCGGCTGCATATTGGAAAGATCGCTGCGAGAAGCATTACAAATTCTGGCAAGAGCAAGCGCAGGCGCATAGCATATGAGACAGGACGAGCACCGCTTGCAGGTATCAATTATGCGCTACTGGGAGCTAGCCTACGGCAAGTACGAGCGGCTCTTATTCGCGATACCTAACGGCGGCAGGAGGGATGCAGTAACCGGAGCGAAGCTAAAAGCAGAGGGAGTACGGACGGGCGTAGCGGATCTCTTCTTAGCGATGCCGTCAAGCCTCGAAGACGGTGTAGCTCACGGTACCTTTATCGAGGTAAAAACCGCACGGGGACGTTGTACTCCTGCGCAGCGAGCCTTCGCGCAGCGCGTAGTAGAGCAAGGTTTCCTATACTTGATCGTCCGATCTATGGATGATTTCATTCTAATGACCGAAATACTATGTTCTTCGACGAAAAACGACAGCTACCAAAGACGAGCCAGCTATCTCCTGCACCGGTTTGCGGAAAAGAGCGACTCGAAGCATTCACGATCTTTTGCCTCCTGCTTCCCCTACTCTGCATTATCGCCTTATTCGGCTGGAAGCGATGACGTTTCACGAAGATCTAGCGATAGGGCACCGGAGTGAGGACTACGTACTCAGCATTATCCGCAGGCATTATCCGAACGCCTACCGGATCGAGGGCAAGCATTCAGCGTACGACATCCTCGTACCGGAGCTTGGCTTGACGGTAGAGGTAAAGGGAGACTATCGCTCGCAGGAGACCGGCAACATATGCGTAGAGGTAAACCATCCGATCGGTACGCCGAGCGGGTTGCTTGTAACGACAGCCGATTACTGGGTGCACGATACCGGCAAAGAGCTAATATGGATCAAGCCGCAGGAGATCAAAGATTGCATAATGGTATATAACTACAAGCCTCGCGACTTTACCGCAGGCGATGACAGAGTCGCTAAGCGCGTGTATCTTATACCAATACATATCTATCGAACATTCGCTACAAGGTGCTATGAATATCGTTAAACGACCTATCGACGAGCTTAAGCTCAATCCGGATAACCCTCGACATATCAAGCAGGACAAGTACAAAAAGCTCGTAGCCTCTATACGCGAGTTTCCGGAGATGCTCGATCTGCGACCGATCGTTGTAGATAGCGAGGGAATCGTACTAGGAGGCAATATGCGCCTACGAGCCTGCAAGGAGGCTGGGCTTAAAGAAGTGCCGGTTATTTATGCAGACCAGCTCACAGAGGAGCAGAAACGCGAGTTTATTATCAAGGACAACGTAGGCTTCGGAGAATGGGACTGGGACGTACTCGGTAATGAATGGGATCCGGTGGTGCTCGATGCTTGGGGATTGGACGTACCGTTTTCAAAGGATGAACTCACAGAGATGGCAAACCCCGACAACGCCGATACCGAGAACCCGTTTGCTACTGAGATCGACAAGGAGAACAATTACGTAGTGCTAAAATTCGATACGGATATAGACTGGATCCAAGCGAAAACCCTACTTGGTTTACGTACCGAAACGGCTAGACGAGCAAACGGTAAGCCGTGGAGTAGTGGAATCGGCAGAGTATTAGATGGACCGAAGGCAATAGCAAAATTGAGCAATGCGAATTAAGTTTTACGCTCCGAGCTATCGCAGACCGGAGAAGAGCATAACGCAGACAGCTTATCCGCAGGTGCAACTCGTAGTTAGCGAAAGCGAAGCTGAGGCGTACCAAAAGAATGGCAACGATATTGTAATCTGCCCCAATGAGGCTCAAGGCAACCTATGCCGTGTAAGGAACTGGATGCTAGATAACCTTATGGATGAGGCGGACTGCCTAGTGCTTTTAGATGACGACTGCTCAGCTATTGGAATTTGGCAGAATCAAAAACAAGTCAAACTGAAACCGGAAGAATTGACCGAAGCCTGTGAGGCTTGGGCTACCCTGTGCAAAGAATGGGGCTACCACTTTTGGGGCTTAAACTGTGTAACGGACAAGGGAGCATATCGAGAGTACAGTCCTTTCGGCACCTTGCAGTACATAGGTGGACCGTTCCAAGCGCATTTAAGCTCGTCTCAGCTGCGATATGACGAAAACCTTCCACTTAAAGAAGACTACGATATAACGTTACAGCATTTACAACGTTATGGCGGTTGTCTGCGTATCAACTATGCTCATTACTACGTTAAACAGGCAGAGCAAGAGGGAGGATGCGCTACGTATCGCAATCTCGACAAGGAAAAACAGCAGTTTTTCGCTTTGCAGAACAAATGGGGCAAGGACATTATACACAGAGACAAAAAGAGCAAACGCAGCTTCGACTTCAACCCAATTTTGAAGGTGCCTCTCGCAGGTATGTAACAGCGTAGACCCAACAAACCAAACAGATGAGTCCTAAAAAGCAAGCGATGATCGAGGCTATGGAGCAGCAGTTAGGCGTAGTAACGGCTGCGTGCAAGCAAGCGGGAATATCTCGATGGACGCATTACAACTGGCTCAAAGAAGATCCGGAGTACAAGCAAGCGATAGAGCATATACCGGACGTATGCCTCGACTTTGCAGAAAACGTACTGTTTAGGGCAATGCGGGAGGGAAACATCACCTCGGCTATCTTCTACCTTAAAACAAAGGGCAAGAAGAGAGGCTACATCGAGCGAGTAGAGCAGGAAAACATACAGACCGAACCTTCTAAACTGATACTCTATGTCGACGAGACAGATAACAGTACTAACCCCAACGATAGGGACTAAGTACCTCGAACAAGCGTGCCAGAGCGTAGCGAGTAGCGAAGCGCCAGCCCGTACAGAGATCCGGCACCTCCTCGTAGTAGACGGAGCGCAGGACGTAAAGACTACCTCCTACATTACCGAGGTAGCGCAGCGATACGAATGCTCAACGCTATGGCTACCGGACAATACAAACTCGTTCCGAGGAGAGAGATGGTACGGGCACCGTATCTACGGCTACGCCAGCCAGCTCATAAACTCAGACTACGTCTGCTTCTTGGACGAGGATAACTTCTACCGTCCGGATCATATCCGGCAGGTG